AGGCGTAGCAAATCTATCGATATTTATTATTCATGCCCGCAACAATGAAACGATTGTCTGTCTTATGTTTAGCTATTATCAGGGGAAGATATAGAGGGGCTAACTGCGTATGCGGGTAGTCCCTATTTTATTTGCGATAGCTTCTTATGAGCGGCGCATCAGCCGCAAGAAGGCAACCCGCCGCCACACTACCAGCGGACAGGTGCACATGCTACGGCATGGAGCAATAAGACAATAGCCCCTATTCGGGGTAGCCCGTTATTTGTTCGTTTATTAAATAGTCGACTAACGACTAGTGAAGTATTCGCGGATGCTGTTGACGTGTTTGCGAAGCGATAGCGAGCAAACGCATTCTACACGCTAAAACGCTACGTTATATATACCATAATCGTATAAGATACTAATATCTAGGGTATAGGTGTTTAATCTATAATTTAACTAGCGTATAATCGTTTAATAGATCAATATACGCATTATTTATGCCAATCTGAGGCTTATGGACGAGAAAATAGGTACACAACCAATCCCCTCCAATGTAGGCGGTCGTCCTATTGGATCGTCGAATATTCATTCAAAGTATCCTAGCTCTATCGCGCAACGGCTTAAAGCCGCCGGCGTGAACTGGATAGACTCGTTCGGCGTGGCCATCAAGGCGAACGATAAAGAATTGTTAGCATTATGGCTTCGCTTGCTACCTTATCTGATCGTGACGCAAGGGCATCGCAAGGTTAAGCGAAGTAAAGGCAGGGCATCGAAAGCGGCGCTTGCCGCGCTAGATGAGCTGGAGGGGAAATAGTGCTAAGATCAATTCTATCGTTCTTTGCCGCCGTCTGGCATCTGATTACCCATCCGCGCGGATCCTTGGACCTTACTGTGGTGCGTAGGTACGCTGATGCCCAAGGCAACTACATAGGCGAGCTATATGAGAACGGGCGGATGATCGGGGCGTCATGTGACAGCTGGCCGCTGGACGCCGACACTAGGCCAATGCCGATGCATCCTAAGATATGTTGGTCCAAGAGCTTTCTGGACCCGTTGCCGAAGAATACGCTACGCATAGGGTCGTTCGACCCCACCGACAATGCAGACGTTCAGGCGTATGTGGCCAAGCGTAGATTCTTGCCGTTAAGGGTAGTGGTGCTTAACAGATTCGTGGAACACGTGCTGGATAGGAAAACGATATGAGCGACGAATCGGAGGGTTGCGGATGCATGACATGCAGGGTCGCCATTGCCGCTGAGATCAACGAGCTCGTGGAGTTGACGGTCGAGCAATACCTACACATACTGGAATCAGGCGGCTTGGAGCCCATGGTATGAGCGATAATACGATATCTAGCCCTAACGTAGACCCGCAACTATTGCTTGAGAGCGGGCCTATGATGCTACGCGACTTCAATCCGAAAGGCGTGTTAAGATTCCGAGGCCGCAAGTGTATAACGTGCGGCGGCGAGATCATGGACCACTGGCTCAGGCCGAGCCTGGACGCCAGCATCAAGGGGCTCTACTGGTGCGCGAGGGACGGCGACGGGTGGAGCGAGGGGCTGGCCGAGACGGTGTGGGATGTGCCGGAGGGATTCGGGGGGCAGAATGGGAAATGATCGCCTGAATACTCAGAACTACTACGCACGCAATAAAGAAAGACTATTTGCCCACTATGGAAGGGCATGTAAGTGCTGCGGCGAAAGCAATCCAGCCTTCTTGACTATCGACCATGTAAATGGCAATGGGGCAGTAGAAAGGCGCAAATATCGAACCACAAATACAATGATTGTCCATATAATCCGGCAATCTTTCCCTGATAGCTACCAGATTCTTTGCTATAACTGCAACAATGGCAGACGAAAGACTGGCATTTGTCCGCACGTTATAGCGGGAGCCCAACTATCAACCATACCAGTTCAGGGATAAATAGCCTTTATCCGCCTAAAGGGATAATCCCAGGCGGGAAGATTCACCCAGATTTGCAGTCAAATAACTACATCGGGGGACAAAAATGAGCGACAACCAACAGACACAGCCGACCAAAGCGGCGTCATTGAAGGACATCGAGGCCGTGCGGGACCTGTTTGCCCGTGCGCATGACTACATCGCGCAGGCGCAGTACGCCGGTCACATGGGCATGAAGGTGGCGGAGGTGTTGAACTTCCTCGCGTTCCAGCACGGCGACTTCAAGCAGCGCGCCGAGAACCTGGCGAAGGTCATCGAGGCGGAAGCCAAGGCAGCCGCAAGCACGGTTGACACGGAAGCCGCGAAGGCCGCCACATCCGCAGTGCTCGAGGCAGAAGTGGTGCCGGAAGCGCCGAAAGCCTAGATAATGGGCCAGACTGACGCCGAGAAGGCAATCGAGGCGTCCTGGCAAGTAGGGCGGCTGTACGTTCACCTTAACCCGTCGCAGCGCAAGATTTATGATGCCTATAAGCTAAGCAAGGATACTAACACGCGGTTTGTTGTAAATTGCTCTAGAAAAATAGGCAAGAGCGTCCTCGGCATGTTCATAGCCGCCGAGGTGTGCATACAGAAGCCTAAGTCGCTGGTGGCCTTCATAGCCCCCACGATTGACGACGTCCAGAAGTACGCCAGGCAGCTAGTCGAGGTGGCGTTCGCCACGTGCCCGACGGAGCTCATGCCCAGGCTGACGAAGACCGAGCTGGTGTTCGCCAACGGCTCGAGGGTGCTGTTCAGGGGCGTGGGGAAGGGGCAGGGGAGCTCGTACAACAACCTTCGGTCCTTCGCCTTCGACCTCATAGTTCTGGACGAGGCGGGCTTCAGCTCGCACCTGGACGAGATAGTGGACGGCGCCCTGATGTCCACGCTGCTGCCAAGGCGCGGCAACATGCTGATGCTATCGACCCCGCCCGTGACGCCGGACCACGCCTTTCCTGGCTACTGCGAGGCGGCCAAGCTGGACAACGCCTACGTCGAGCTGACCATACGCGACAGCCACTATCCGATAGAGGTGCAGGACAAGTTCATCAAGGAGCTTGGTGGCATCATGTCGCACAAGGTGCAGAGGGAGTACTTCTGCAAGTTCATAGTCGACAAGGACCTGCAGCTGTGCCCCGAGTGGAGCGACCGATATGAGATGGACGTGCCTCTTGATGATAAGTTTCAGTATTGGTTCAAGTACGAGTTTCTTGACCAGGGCTGGACAGATAAATCAGTTTGCTTGTTTGGCTATGTACGCCATCCAGCGGGCGCGCCGTCCCAGCTAGTGTTCGTGGACGAGGTGTCGATGCAGGCGCCCGAGCAGACCACGGACCTCCTTGCGGAGCGCATAAAGGCGAAGGAAAGGGACGTGTTCCAGCAGTACGAGGTCAAGAAGCGGGTGGCCGACAACAACACGCCGTCGCTCCTGCAGGACTTCAACCTGCGCCACCAGCTATACTTCTCGCCAGTGGAGTCGAAAACTTACCTGGACGTGATGGTGTCAGACCTTCGCGAGGTTGTGCGCGAGGGGCGCATGCTCGTCAGCCCGAAATGCGTCCAGCTGGTAGGATGCCTACGGAATGGCGTGTGGACTAAGACGAAGAGCGGGGCTCGCGGGAAGGAGTTTGACCGTTCCCGCGTGTACGGCCACTACGACGGCTTTGCTGCCGCGATGTATGGCGTGCGTAGCGCGGACATGCTAAAGAACCCTCTTCCGCCGGACTATCGCGTGGATCACGAGAATTCGTTCATCCCAAAGAAAATCTTAGAAGGTGATAAGGCAGGCGTGCAGGACATCATAGGCGCTGGCATGGACGCGGCGTTCTCGCAGGAGTTTAACGCGAAGGAGCACGACGAGAGCTATGACTAACGCAACGGCCATTTATAACGAACGTTATTATAGGGTGTTACGTTATTAATCCATACTGCGAGAAAGTGAAGCGCGGGGACCACACGGCGGAGGACTTCACGGCTTTTTTACACCATTTGGACGGCTGCAAGAATTGTTGCCGTAGGATTTATTCACGAATCATAATTGAGTTTAAACAAAAACAAACGGAGAAATAATGGCAAGCGGATCGATGAACTCGAAGACTTTCGGTGGTGAGCCAGATCAATACTTCGCCACCCTTCCCGTTGAAGATTTACTACAAGAATGTGAACGAAGGGTCAATGACTACCAAGATTATGTTCTAAGGACAGGTAAACTCACAGTTTGGAGAACGAACTGGGAGATGTGGATGAGAAGCGAGATGAAAATCGGAATCCGCTTTGGCGGCGACCGTGGCCAGTACAAGCTCATTGAATCGAATATCTACCGTTCCATCGTAACTGGTCTCGTAAGCACAATCGCCAATCAGCGCCCCTCATTCCAGCCAGAAGCGATCAACGACGACCACAAGAGCATGTCGCAGGACATCATCTTCGACTCCGTCAGCAACTACTATTTGAAGGTCAAGCATCTTGAGGACAGCTACAAGATGGGCCTGACATACGGCCTGGTCTGCGGCGAGGGATGGCTGTTCGAGAAGTGGAACGCCGACATAGGCGAGATCGTGGACACGGTGCAGAACCTGCAGGGCAAGGAAGTGCCGATAAAGGAGGGGGACGCCCAATTCTCGGTCCTAGGCCCTATGGACGTTATCCGGGACTATACGCGGATGGACACGAACAATGACTGGTACATCGTTCGCGAGTATCTCAACAAGTGGGACTTGATTGCGCAGCGCCCTGACCTGACGGACGAGCTCAAGGGCTACAGCATGCCCACCACCCTCCAGCGCTTCCGCTTTGGCCACATAGTGGACGCCCAGACATCCAACTCAGATTTAATCCCGGTATACACGTTCATCCATAGGAAGACGGCCTCGTGCCCAGAGGGGCGCATCACCCAGTACATAGACGCGGACACGTGGATTCTTGACACCGCGATGCCGTACGACGAGATTCCCCTGTACCCGATGATGCCGGACCAGACATTGTTCAACAATTTTGGCAGCACTGTCATGACCTCCCTGGTCAAGCTGCAGTATGCCTACGACAAGACGCTCAGCGTCATCGTCACCAATCAGCAAGCCTTTGCGATCACCAACATTGTCATCGACGAGTCTACTCAGACGAAACCAGAACAGGTGATTGAGGGCTTGAATTTTATAAAGACGAACCTGAAGAACGGCGTGCCCATGGGCCTGGAGCTCTGCAAGACGCCCGCCGAAATCTTCAAGTTTTTAGAGTTGCTTGAGTCCCAGATGGAAAAATTATCAGGCCTACCATCTATCCTGCGCGGTCAGCCCCCAACAGGTGTTGAATCGGGTACGGCCATGGCTTTCCTTCAGGCTCAAGCCCTCGTTTTCAACAGTCCCATCCAACAGGCATACATATCTTTCCTCGAGCGTTCGGCTACAGGCCTGTTCAATATGCTGAAGTCGTTCGCCAACACGAAGCGCATGATTACCATTGCCGGTGCGAGTAAGTCATCCTATATGGGCGAATTTTCTGGCGAAGACTTATCAAATATATCTCGCGTGATCGTGTCGGCGGGCAATCCAGCCACACGATCAGAGGCTGGTAAGCTTCAGATTGCCCAGGATTTAATGGCCAAGGGGCTCATCAAGGACGCGAACCAGTACTTCGAGGTGCTCGCCACCGGCCAGCTGGACCCCATGACCGAGGGGCCGGAGGCCGAGAACATGCTCATCATCAAAGAGAACGAGCAGCTTCGGCGCGGCCTGCCGCAGGTCGCCGCCCCATGGGACAACCATGCCAACCATATCGGCCAGCATTTCGTCATAATGATGGACCCGGCCCTCCGGCAGAAGCAGGACGACCCGGTGATGGCGGCGACCATGCAGCACATCATGTCGCACGCTCAGTTCATCTTCCCCGGTATACAGTCGCCCACCGACCCGCGTCTCATGGGTCTGATGGGGAACAACGTCCAGGGAATGCCGCAGCCTCCCGCGCCGGAGCAGCCGACGCCACAGCCGGTGCCGAATCCCATGCCAGCCGCCGGGCCGACAGGCGGCCCAATGCCGGCCCAGCCGGGGCCGCCGCACGCACCGATTCTACCAAGAGCAACGCCCCCGCTGGTGGCCAATGCTGCCAGTCAGATGGGAAACGCGGTTATGCCCAAAACAAGTACAAAATAGACAAAAAGGAGAACTACCATGTCAACGATAGTCGATAATCGAGCAGTAATAAGCAAAGTAAACCAAACGACCACAACCGGCGTAATCTTGGATCTCAGCGACATCGACATTATGTCTATATCATCCACGTATGCGCCAGTCGGCGGCGGAACGGGCACTCTCGCGCTATACGAGTCAGTGGATGGGACAAATTTTGTCGCCATATCTGGCCTTACAGTGGCGATATCCGGCGCTGGGACTACCATATGGCACCTGTCGCCGGTATATAGCCGGTACCTCAAGGTTCTCTACACGGCCAGTACACTTGGCGTGACGTTCACCACCACTATAAACGCCAGAAACAACACAGCCTGGAACAATGCCTATGTCGTGCCTACGCCAAGCGTAGTGAACAGCTAATACCACATCAACCAAGGAGAACTAAAATGGCCGACACAGATCAAAGTTTAAACAATCTAAGGTACAATCAGGTAACACAAGGTCTAGAGGGTTTCGGCGGAGGGTCGCCACAGTGGACTCCTCTAACCCTCCTGGCCGACGGTGGAATCAACACGCTCACTGGCGACGTTACTGCTGGTCCAGGCAGCGGTAGCCAGGCGGCTACGCTGGCCGACACGGCAGTCACACCGGGGTCCTACATAAGCGCGAACATCACGGTGGACTCCAAGGGCCGCGTTACCGCCGCGGCAAACGGCACCGGCGGGTCTGGCCGTGTTCTTCAGACGGTATTCTTTGTCGACACGGTAGGAAGCGCCGTGAGCGCCGGTACCTTCACGGTTACTAACACAAAAGTCTCCATCACGCCCCAGTCGGCCAGTAGCACACTCGTGATCCAGGCTTGCGGCGGCTGGTCCTCCGATGACGGCACTAACAACGCCTTCGCCACGTTGGGTCGAGACGGCGTGAATATAGCCGTAGGCGGCAACTCACTCGCCCGCCTAGTCAGGCTTCCGAATAACGCAACGACGTCTTTCAGCATGCTATATCAAGTTACATCTGGCTCT